CATGAGAGAAATTGTATGGTCGTATGTAGATAATAATATTAAGGTATGGGTGTCCAAATATTATTATGAAAAATATCATAATGTGATAATATTAAAACAAATACCAGATTTTAATAAATACATTATATCATTAATAATAAAAAATGATAATTACATTTTTGATATAATCTATAATAACATGCGTAGGTCTTGGCGTCACTCAACCGCAATACTATACGGAAATCAAACATTTTTAACATATGAAGCACTATTAAAATATAAAGCAACAATATATAATAATCAGCATATATTGGAAATAATAAAAAAGGCAAAGAAAAAAACAGTCTAAAGATATAAAAAAAAATATTAGGATGGATGATTTAGATATAGATACAATATTTGAAAGAAACGCTATAAAAACAAGGATTTATGAATACCTAGAAAACTTTACTAATGAAACCAAGCGAGGGTTATATATATATGGAGATGCGTCTATTGGGAAAACATATTTTATAAAAAAACTTTTAGAAAAAAATTATAGCATAATGTACTTAGATGCATTAGACCAACGAAATAAAAATAAAATAGAGAATATAAACAATAAAAATATGTCAACGGAAACAATATTTAATAATTTTTATAGAATTAAAAAAATAATAATTATCGTCTTTGATGACATAGAAATGATGAATTGTGGTGACAAAGGTGGAATAAATAGTTTGGTAAAGTTATTAAAAAATAAAAAACGACTAGTAAATTCAGAATATCTAATAAATCCTGTTATTTGTATAAACAATCATTATACAGACAAAAAAATAAATGATCTTAAAAAACATCTATTACCGATAGAAATTAAAAAACCAACAGATAAACAAATGTCAATTCTATGTAGAAAAATTTTTCCTAAACTTAACAACAACGAGTTATCATTATTAGTAAAAAATATTGATGGAAATTTAAACAGAGTAAAATTACATATAGATAATTATAAAATATTTGGAAAAATAATAGAATTAGAAAATTATAGTAAAAGTAATTCATTTTATAAAGTCACCGAATTAGGATTAAAACAAAAAATAAAAATAGAAAATTATAAACAAACAATAAAAGAAACGGATAAGACGAGTGTGAGTTTACTATTCCACGAAAATGTAATAGACATGTTATTTAAAAAAGATATAAACATATACTTATCTTTATTATCAAATATTATTTTTGGTGATTATATAGATCGTCAAATATTTCAATATCAATTGTGGGAGTTTAATGAAATATCATTTATAATAAAATTTATTATTAACAATAATATACTAATAAAATCAAATATAAAAAGCAACAATATAAAATTGAATAATATACGATTTACAAAAGTATTAACAAAATATTCATCAGAGTATAGTAATAGAAATTTTATAAATGAGTTATGTCAAAAAATTAATATGGATAGAAACGATTTATATTTATTTTTTAACACAGTAAGGCATAAAAAATCACAAGAAGAAATATATAAATATTTTGAAAATTATGAATTAAAACATTTAGAAACTAAACGATTTTATAAATTTTTAGACATTGACATAGAAAATTAAATTTCAAACTCAGGCATTGTAACAAAATGTTTAAAGAACTTTAATATTCCATTCTTAAATAAATGTGGATTAAATGATTTTATTAAATTGGCTATAATGATTAATGTAAGTACGAATAAAAGCAATCCAATAATAATACCAGATGTAATTTTAACACCCTTGGGTGGGTTTTGTGTTAATGATATTGCACAAAACGTAATAAGAATATAAATTAAAAACAAATAAATTAACGGTGAAATATTAAAGAATAATTTATTGGTCTTATTGTATGAGTTAAAAAATAACATAATAAAAGTATAAAACGATGATAACCCTGTATACGGTATTGATGAAAAAATAATAAAGTATAAAATTGTGAATGTAATGGACGTTGCTGAAGATAAATTAATTATTTTACTAAATAGTAAATACATTAGAGGTATTGATACAAAAAATAAAACAATTAATGTAAAAATTAGCATTATGGTGGGTATGTCAACTTTAATTGCATTAATAAGTGTAACCCAACCACCTTTAAATAATGTATATAACTGTATCACGCAAAAAACAATAAAATAAATAATAACTGTTAACGGTGGGAAAACGCTATTAACCAATCGGTATACAAACGAACCAACAACGTTTGATTTATCTTGCCAAGCAAGAAGATTTTTATATGTGTCGGTAAAAATATGTTCTTTAATTTCATCGTTTGAAAATGCTGATTTGGTTGTTGTTAAAATATTTTCAACATCATTAATAAATGTTAATTTGTTAGAGTTACTATGATAAATCCCTACCGACAACACATTTATGGTTAATGCGAACGTAATTAAAGTAATTAAAAAACTAATAGAACCACTGTATAAAAATTTGTTGAACGTTTTACCGTAATTATCATCAGGATCTGAATTATTGTCAGGATCTGAATTATTGTCAGGATCTGAATTATTGTCAGGATCTGAATTATTGTCAGGATCTGAATTATTGTTTTCATTTTTTATTTTATCCATAAGATATAATTAGAAAATAAAAAATATAATAATTATACTTATCGCCAAGAGTGTATTGATAATATTAAATTTACTTTCAAGACCATTTTTCCACAATTCCGGATGGTCAATTTTTATCTGATTTGTAATAACTGTACTAAGAATATAATAACCTAAAATTAAAAATACATATTTAGCATCCATTAACGCCGGTACAGCATTAACGATATTAATTATTGGTAAAAATAAATAAAATATAATAATAAATCCAACAAAATATAATGATAATAAAGATGGGTAAATAGGAATAATAAATGAAAACACAAATATAAGTATCATAATTGTAAATGATTTCCACAAAAATTTTGGTTCATTATCTGCAACAGATGTAAACGGATATATGTATGTGTTAAAAATGATAGGTAATAAAATAAAAATCGGTTTTAGAAGGTATAGACCAGTTTTTTTGAAAAATGAAGAAACACTTTCATTATTTGAATTAAGTATCAACGAATCCTCTATATATTCAATTTGCGATGCCATATATGTGAATGGATTTAACTTAATGAATAATTCATGGTTAAAAAAATCCCATTTTATATTTCTACCAAATAGCGATTTTTTAGTCTTATCCTTTATTTTATCTGCTATGCCCCAAGAAAAATCTTTGTTGTAATTATCAAAATAACTAGTAATTAAAATTAAATATATAACTACAATGGAAGGTATTAAAATGCGATATGCTAATGATAATGGTTTTTTATTATTAACAGTTTCATCTGTGTTATTTTTATTAGTATAATTATTTGTATTATCGCTCATATATATTTATAATAAAATATATATTGTATATATGATACATGCTTTATTTATAGCATTTTTAATAATGGTATTATTTTTAATGTATAAAAATGATAACGTTATGATAAATAAAACGATAGAACAAATAAAACAAGAATCATTTCATTCTAAAAGTAAAAAATTCACATATAACAAGAACAGATCACAACCATTAATATTAAAAAAAGAACAAGAAAATAATTTGTTAACAGAAGAGAGTACTGGCATAGATCGGTCTAAATTTAAAAACATTGAAGAATTAGAATATTTAGGAGAAATAGAAAGTCGTCCGTCACCATATAACAAAGTAAGCACACTAACTAATTCAGAAAATAAGATATTAGAAAACGAAGAACCATATTTAAGAGGTCTTTTAAATATGAATCAATATTATAGATAATTATCTCGCAAACATAAGTCCCGCCATACCTGATTTGAATGATAATACATTATATCGTTCATGATAAGTTTTCATATCAAAAGAATATAATTTTGTGTGGTCTTTTTTTGTAACACTTGACACACACACAGGCGCCGAACGACCTTTTGGTGTTTGAATAACATTCCTTGTAACAGTTGATGGGTCAAAATCAGTATCATTTGGGGTTTCTATAAGTGTAAATTCAAATGATATATCCTTAAACCGAGTCATATTCATAACTCCAGATGGTTGCAGATCTGTAGGATTATTATTTAATGCAAAACTATAAAAATATTGTCCGTTTTTACCTTGTCCAGCACATTTCAAATACTTTTCAATATTATTATATACTCCTTGTTCAAAAATATTTTCTCTTACTTTACCATCTATAATAACAGATAATGTTTTGAGAATACTCTTTTTGTTATTGCTACTATCGGTATCACCTATATATGGTGTTATAAAATATGGATACGTTATACCATTTATTTCATTAGAAAGTGGTGAATTTGGGAAATCAATAAACTCCCAATTTGTATAATTTGACCATTCATTTCTTAAATAAACATCGTTCCGTTTATAGTTCCACATATAATTAATAACTAGGTCTTTGGTATCAATCTTTATGGTATTGGGTTCTAATAACGATTTATTTTCATATTCGTAAACGGTTTTAATAAGATATGATTGGGGGTGTTTAGCAAAATGAGCACGTTCATTATCATCTAAAAAAATATATTTTGATATAAGATGCATGTCGGCATTCCATGATTTTTCTAAGTGTGCCGCTTTATCATCTAGTGTAAAGTAACTAATATCCATTTCAGGTTGCCCTATAAGTTCATTTATACTATAAACAGTATTGTCTTCATTAACATACGTATTTGCGATGGATACATATTCGGGTGCTGCATATTTAATATTTTTCTTTTTTCCAAGATACTTGTCTTGGTGCATAACCCGATTATTTGAATTATAATTTCTCTCAATATTATCAGGGAACCCAACATTGATTGAACTAAAATCGTTTACAGCACTTACGTAGTCAGGTATTATATTTATTTGAACATCCGAAGAAATATATAATGATGATGTTTCTCTCATAATTTCATAATCTTGAATAGCATAAATAGATTTGTCATTATATAAAAATGGCGTTACGTCAGATTGATCAAACTTGTCAGTTTTTAAATAAGTAGTAAACGTATCCAAACTGTCAACATCAACCAAACGTTTTATATCAATATAGATATAAACTTTATATAATTTAGTATGTTTTATGCTATGAACTCTAATAAAAAATAAGTTATCTGTGACTGTGTCTGTATTTCCAGTGCCAGTATGTTGAATCGTATTTGGAACATTTGTATCACCGTTTTGAATAAATGATATAATTGAATCAGTATACTCTTGAACTGCTGCGACTAATGGATCTGCGTCTGGATACAAAGATGTGTCAAACATGTCCGTATGAATTTCATCCTTGTATCGTTTAAAGTTGTAAGTTAGTGTATCTTTTATATGTTTACATAAACTATCACTACTTAAATTTTTTGATTTAATCAAAAAGTTAACATTATGCATTGCTGGATATTCATTAAACAAAAAATTTTCGGTATATTCATCAACCAATTCGTTTGAAACGACATATAATTCATTTATGGAACGAAGTTCAATGCGTATTTTTACTTCATGATACTGTAGTGCCACAAGAGGTAAATGCATGTGACTAACATGTCCGAACCAACAATCAATTGGAATATATAATTTTCGCCCACGTATAGAAGGTTCAAAACTTGTACTTTTAAAAGCGTTCGGATACATACCGTTATATTTAGACGATGGATCATATAGTTCTGGTGTATTTCCGGTCATTTCGTTACACTTCTCTCTTTTGTCGCTATAATACTCTCTGTCACGAAGATTAATAAAATATTCACCAGAATACTCGTTTATTTTTTGTCCACCTATTGAAATTGTAACCTTTTTAATCATATTATAACCAATATCCCGAATCCATTTAAATTTAGGACAATATTTATTATTATAAATAGGGGGTTGACTATATATATCTGGTAAATTAACCACAAAATATGTATCTCCTAATAAATCAGCATGCCTAGGCACATCAAACTCAATGACAGTTTCATTTTTATAACTTAAACTTCTTAACCCTGTATAATCTATTCTAAAATATTGTGAACCAAAATTAGAATATTTTTTATAAACATTTTTAAAAAATGAAATATCTGGATTTCCGGTAAGTATAATATCTTCACTACCTTTAGATATGAGATTTAATAATCCACCTCCCATGTAATATGTAGATATATTATTTTAAATCTTAATATATATGAATGAAAAAATATTGACATTCTTGCGTTATTCAACAATGGCAATTATATTAATTTGCATTACATTATTCATAACATATATATTACCAAATAAAGATGCTGTTGATATAAGTAAAGTAGCCGAAATAAATAAGAACTTAGAGCAATTTAGTAACTATAACACATCGTTGACAACACCGAAAGAAGTTAATACTTTAAATACGACAGACAGCATAGACGAATATTGTGGTTCATTAAATAAAGATTCTTGTGATAACGCCGATGAAATGTGTACATATGATGGTTCAGTGTGTAAATCAAGAAAATATAATTATATAGTTAAACACACACAAATAATTGGTTCTGTTAACACATTCCACAACAGTAAATATGGTAATAAAGAAACATTAGAATATAAAGAAATAATACAAGGGATAATAAATCAAGGCATCCGTACACATTGTATTTCGGTTACAACAGATACCACAAATAGTGAAAATAATAGTAAATTATATATTATTCGTACCACAAAAGATAACAGCCCGGTGAATAAAGAAACGTCTTATTATAGCAATGGAAAAAATATTTTGTTATCAGAAGGATTAAAAATGTTATTTAAAATGAGTACAGATAGCAATATATGTAAAAACAGTAATGATCCATTAATAATATATTTAAATATAGTTAACCCAAATATATCAGACGCTTCTAAGAATGAATTATATAACATAATAATGAACTCTATACCAGATTTTAAAATGAAACCAACTAAAAAAAACGAAGATGCTATAGTTACACCAAGCGATTTAGTAGAAACAGAATTAAAAAGTTTAGAAGGAAAACTTGTAGTATTATCTAATTTAGATTTTAAAATTCCAGAACATACACTTAATAGTTATTTGCCTATAATTCACATTGATAATGATAATTTTAATGGAATTAAACAGATGTCTCACACTGATTCTGGTGCTCTCATTGACAATAAAGACAATTCGTATGTAATGGTTTTTCCAGATGAAAATACAAATGATGGTGAATTAATATTTGTAAAAAAACAACCAGGTATATATTTTAGTGAAATAAATCATAATTATTTAATGTACAATGATGACATACTTGGTTTAAATGATTTTAGTAACGAATCTATTAATATTATTGTACCTGAAAAATTGAATATCAAGTACAAACAGAATAAAATAAATAGCACAAACATTCCAGTTACTAACACAAGTGGTGTAGAATTACCAATAGAAACAACAAGTTTAACACCGCATACACACGACAAAGAAATAACTGCTATGCCTGTCTTTAATTAAATATTATAAAATTGATTTACCAAAAATTTATAATATTAATGTAAATGGATGAAAGCACAGAAACCTTTAATGGTGACATTACAACAATATTAAATAAACGACTTGCTCTTAAGGATATGACAGATGACGCGTTTGAGATTTTTCTTCCTAATTTTTGTGAAGCACTTGAAAATCATACGTTTCAAATGACAATGGAAGATTACAAAAACGACTATTTAATTGATCCTAAAAATAAAGAATGGGTAAAACTAAAAAATGTAAAAGTAGAAAAGAACAATATTAGTTCAACTAGTACTATGGGAATGAAAATCATAAAACGACACATGCCTCACATACACGATGTTAAAAATCATAAAGGAAAATGTATAAGTGGACTATGGAATAAGGAAACATTGATGAAAGTTGTTAGAGTAAATCGTAGATCGCACTCTACGCCGTATGTTACAGAACTGGTCAGACAAGTAGGGTTTGTTGCGGGTGCATCAAAAGTGACGGTTTACAGACCGTTACTAACCAAACGCATAGTAGAATATTTTAATGCAACGAATGTATTAGATGCTTGTGTTGGTTGGGGTGGCAGAATGTTGGGTAGTGTCTCGGTAGACGGTGTTTCATATACAGGGATTGAACCATATTCCAAAACATACAATGGTCTTGTGAATATTAAAACAGAATTGAAGTTGACAGACGATCAAGTTACGCTGTATAATGATGTTGCTGAGAATGTGGTGCCTACATTGGAGCGAAAATACGACTTGGCATTGACGTCACCACCATACTATAACTTGGAAGTATACAGTGACGAATCAACACAATCACACCACTATGGTTCATATAAGAATTGGGTTGCAAAATTTCTAACACCGGTTGTTGAGGGTGTGATAGACAAGTTGGTGGAGGGTGGTAAAAGTTGCTGGTCTGTGAAGAATTTTAAGACAGATGGTAAATATGATTTGTATGACGACGTTGTTGAAATACATAAGAAAAAGGGATGGGAACAAATGGATGTAGAATTTTATGTGGGCAACTGTCTAAGACCGGGTATGAAAGACAGTGAGGGTAAAGCACGAAAAAGTAAGGAAATCACGTACGTATTTACCAAGTCAACATAATTATTCTCTTACCCAAACATAGTATGGTTTGCCTTGATCTTCTGACAATTTAATAGATTTTTTTACAGTAATGTTATATGTTGATCGTGTTTGTTTGCCATCTAATCTAGATTTATTTTTAGTAACCAGATTTTTCAAGTACTTTCTTCTATCATAGTCATAAATTGTCATATTAAATTTATAGATACAATCAAATGTGTATGTTTCTGTATTAATGCCTGCCAACACTAGCCACGTTTCATTCATTTTAGCAAATTCCGCACATTTATTGATTTTGTCTTCAGTATCGTCATTTATAGTTCCTGATGGATTTTTGGATTTTTTACAAGGTTTGAATTCATAAAATGCGTTCGGATTTACTTCAAGATTATTAGCATCCCAACCGTGTTTTGCTGGGATATTATTTAGACCGAGCACATCAGAGAGAAGTTGTTCATATGGTTCGTTGCATTGTTTAGATTCAAGCGTAGATTTTGCTAAACGATAAGCAACACTATGTTCGTTGGGTAGATTATCAAAATTAACAGATGTAATATGTGTATATGAAGAAAGTTTGGAATGTACTAATTCAAGTAGTCTTTTCAAATGCGCCATATACTATATTATAGTTAAATATCATTAAATTTCAATTTAAAAATATTTACATAATATATGGTTAAATGCGATAAAAAACAATCGTTTCACGAATGTGAATTAAATATATTGAGAGATGCTGTTGATAAAATAGAAACATCAGAAGGAACAAAAATGGTAAAAAACCCAGATGTTCAGCGTATGATATCCATAGTTGAAGATTTTTTACGAAAAAAGGAACTTATATGCTACGGTGGAACTGCTATAAATAATATATTACCTGAACACGACCAATTTTATAATAAAAATGTAGATTTACCAGATTATGATTTTTTTTCTAAGAACGCGTTAGATAATGCGAAAGAACTTGCCGACATTTATGTAAAAGAAGGATACGAAGAGGTTGAAGCAAAATCTGGGATGCACCCAGGTACATATAAAGTATTTGTTAACTTTGTGCCAATAGCAGATATCACATATTTAGTAGATGAAATATATGACGCAATAAAAAAGGAAGCAATAGAGATAAATGGCATATTTTATACACCGCCTGATTACTTGAGAATGTCGATGTATTTAGAATTATCCAGACCAAAAGGAGATGTGTCCAGATGGGAAAAGGTATTAAAACGTCTAACTCTTCTTAACAAATATTACCCATTAGAAGGATTTAAGTGTGATAAACAAATAACACAACGTAAAATGTCAAATAAAAGAATAGACAGTGATTTACTATTTAAAAAATTAAGAGATATATTAGTAAATCAAGGCGTAATATTTTTTGGTTCTATGGCAGTTTCAGTTTTAACAAACACATCGGGTAAGCAACACAAAAAAATAAATAAAATACCCGATTTTGATGTATTGGCGATAGAACCACAGCGCATTGCGAATGTTGTTAAAGATAGATTAAAATACTTAGGATTAATGGGTGTAACAATAAAACATAACACGAGCATAGGTGAAGTTATATCAGAACATTATGAAATTAGAGTAAATGGTGAAACTGTTATTATGATATATAAACCATTGGCATGCCACAGTTATAATGTTGTGCATTATAAAAATATGGCAATAAAAATCGCTACTATTGATACTATGTTGAGTTTTTATTTAGCATTTCTATATTCAAAAAGACCATATTATAACCCAGATCGCATAGTGTGTTTGGCAACAGACTTGTTTAATATACAAAAAACGAATAGACTTAGTCAAAAAGGATTGTTGAAGCGTTTTACAATAGACTGCTACGGAAAACAAGAAACATTGGACGATATACGTGGACATAAGACGCAAAAGTTTAAAGAATTAAAAAACAAGAGGGGAACCAGAGAATACGAAAAGTATTTTTTAAAATACTTGCCGAATGAAAAGAAAACAAAAAAACGACCAAAAAAAACAAAGCGTGTTAGAAAATCAAATTCAAAAAGACGTAAAAATAAAACACATAAAAATAAAACACATAAAAATAAAAATATTTTAAAATAATAATATAATGAAAAAAATGTTTAGCACTTACTTAAACGTTAATGTTATAAAATACGTTTTTTATATTATATTTTCTGTTTTAGTTATTATATTATTACTTCTATTAAAAAAACGAGAAGGAATGCCAAGCATATACATGACTCAGCAAGTACGTGACAATTATTACCTATCCGAGAATCAATATCGGCGTGAACATCCACCACGTACGCGACACGCACAACAATATCGGCGTGAACATCCACCACGTACGCGACACGCACAACAATATCGGCGTGAACATCCACCACGTACGCGACACGCACAACAATATAGACACATATTTACCAATTACAATAACCGTCTACTAAGAGATACATTTCAATATAGACCTTTACACGCTGGTGCGCCAGGGACAGCCCCCCCCTGATTACCTCCCGCGACAGTCAAACCCACAAGGAACATTACACCTAGGTCAATCACCAACACAACGAAAACAAATGACACCACAAGAATTAAAAGAACAAGGTGCAATGTTAGAGTTTCAACAGAAAGAAATGCTACGAAACTTTAATCAGTTTCGTATTAATATGTAATTTATTTAAATTAATCATAAATACGCCCTAACTACAAATTTATCCATAATAAAAGTAATAATACATAGAATTAATGCTAATAAAACATGATATGACATATTAGGCATACCTTCTACTCCAAATAAACCAGGTACAAAATTTCTAAACATTCGTTTTACTTGTGGAAGTTGTAATAAAATATAAACAATGCCACTAACACCATAAGATAAATATTGTTCATAACCATTAATAGAATCTTCATTTTTAGTATTTTTTGCTTTTTCATTAATAACGTCTATATTATCATGATCCCGTATATAATCCACTCGTGATTCCTGTGGTATATATGTTGGTTTAATTTGTTCATCATTAACAATATTAACAGTATTCGTAGGAATATCTCTGGATGGAAGTTTTTGTTGTGGTTGATTATCTGCTAAATTTTGCAGCACATCATTAATAGATTGTTTGGGTAATTCAGAACGAGCTGGTACATGACTTTGGTTTATACCAGTTAGTTTCTTTACTTGTTGGTTGTTATCTTCAATAACTTCAACATCATCATTATTGGCGTTTGGTAAATTATTTATACTTGTCGACATATAAAAAAAAAAGAATATATTTATTGAAAATCAACGATTCGTTTATTTTTATTGCAACTACCTGCATTAAAATTATAATTATAACATTCGTCATTAAATTTGTATGGCGCATTTTCAAGTTTGTCTAAACTGGGTGCCTTATATATTCTACAATTATCGTTATCACACGATTTTTTAAATAATGTTGCTAAACCTAATCCTAACAAAATAGATATAAATGTTTTGCCCAATTCCGTTTTAAATAAGCGATTCCAATTCATATATTATGCTTGCATTTTAAAATTTTTAAACAATTCATTTTTTTTCGCGTCCATACAATTTGTTTTCTTAGGTTTAATATTGAAGCACGTATCTGTCTTATCTTGATATTGCATTTTTTTAGCATTATCAACAGTAGGATATACGTATATTATTTTTTTACTAGGTATATGTAAATACGCATATAGTATTCCTATTGAAAAACTTATTATAAAAGCAGACATATTAATATAACCCATATATTATATAATTATATTAATCGTCGTCATTAGCATCATCTTTAGCAGATTTGGGTGTTGATTGTATTATTTTTTCTTCTAAGTTTTTAATATCATGCTTAACGTTATACATTTTATAAAATGTGTGATTATTTCGTTCGTATGATTCTATTTTACTAACATCATATTTTGTTTCCCTTATTTGTTTTAGTAACGGCATTAATATATCTTTAGTTAATAATGCATTTTCACTGAGAAAATTAATATCTCCTGATTTTTTAAATTCAGTAGAATTTTCTCTAATTTGTTTAAATGTTTCATTTAAAACATTATTATCTACCAAACTAGTTTGTATTCTACCATTAATATTTAACCGTTTACTTAATTCTTCCTTACGTTCATGAAGATGCTGATTTTCAATATTAAGTTCTACTTTTTGTTTATTAAATTTAGATAATGTTGATTCTTCATCTGTATATTTAAATAAAAAGTCTAATTTAGTTCTTATTATAGACTCTCTAATGGTGTCAATATACTTTTCTCTGGAATTAACAATATCTTCTAAATTTACAGTTAAATCTCTAGTTGCACTATAATCTAAGTCACAAGGTTCATCTGTGTCACCACATTTAATAGTATATATTTTATTATCGTTTAAAAATATTGATCCCACCTTTCTTTTACAATTAATACAAGGTGGGATATATTTTTTTGCATCAATACGTTTTTTTTCTAATGTTTTTTTTGATTTACTATAAATTTTAGTTATCGCCGATGATTTTTTTTTTTCATATTTTTGTTTAAAATTATAATACTTTTCCATTATATTACCATATCATTATTTTCTTGGTGGAAAATTAGTAATAAATTCTTGACGTTCTTTTTGCTTATCATGATTGAAAATATTTAGTTTATTAATAATATATTCCTTTTTTTTACGTTCTTTAATTATTTTTTCTTCATTTGTAATTTTATTATTTTTTCTATAATTTAAAACTATAAATAGAAAAAAAATAAATAAAAAAAATAATACAATATTAATTACAAGATTATTATAGTTTTTTCTTGTTTCGTTACACGACATAAGTGTTTTATTAAAAAAATAGGAAACACCTGGTTCTATTAATTTGGGTGTTTTCATTAATAATATACTAAAATATTATATTAGTATATTATAATCACAATGTTTGAAGCTATTAATAGTTTAAAACAAATATGTTATAATTATAGTTTGACTTGTTTATTATTGTTTGTAATTACGGTTGGTTATATTGTTAGTGGATTTTTAAAATTTTCAATATTTTTACCTATAATTGTGTCATTATTAACAGTTATTTTAGGAAACTATAGTAATAATGTTGTTATATCAATATATATTTTTACAACAATACTATTTATATTTGCAAGCGCTAACTATAAAAACCAAACATGTAAAGATGGTGAAAAACAAAAACATAAAGGAAATGTTTTTAAAGCAAGTTTAATGACATTAATTCCATATTTTTCAATTTTACCTTTAATGTATATTGTATTAAAAATATACCCTCGTCCTGAATTTATAAATATTTTTAGCGAAACGTACGGTGTTCTCGCCAATAAAATGAGAATATCAGACGGATCGGTAACACCAAATGTAAATAATATAAAACAAAACAACGGATTAATAATATGGGTTATTTTAACAGCATTATATTTGACACACGTTAGTGAAATGGTGTTGGTATTAGAACCTTGTTAAACTACAATAAAATACTAATTATATTTTAATATTTTAGGAAGCAATATAGCAAAACGTAACCCAGTATATATAACGATTGCTAATATGATAACAGAATACCATATAGGTATAATAGTTTTTGAATTATATCCTAAACCAAACTTTTTATATGTACCATCCCTATTATATATAAAGTTTGGTTTAGTCTCATATATTACATACACACATATCGTAAGTACTATAAATGATATATAAATAATATTATTTTTAATATATGTTGCGAGCATATTATATATATAATTTATAATTTATTTATAGATATTTTATAAATTAATTAAAGGTAAATAGTATTTTATAATAATGACATATACATTTGATGACATCGAACATAACTTATCACCAACGGCAGTAAAGGTAATTTGTTTAATGCTAGTTGGTGGTCTATTTACATATTATCTAACGTTTTAATAAAACTCATCCCCATCATCATTATAATCTTCTTCAGGATTTTCACCAGCGAATCCCGATAAATCATTTGTATCTTTTTCAATCTCTTGTGCACTAATTGTTTGGTCTATTATATCAATATCTTCAACGCTCTGGTCATCTAAATATACGCTGGCATTTTCGGAATAGTTTTTAATACCTTCTCTCTCAATATCATAAACGTCTCCAACATATTCAACTAATCCTTTTGTTAAACCTTTATTCCAACGCCCTAATTTATTTATTTTAAAAATATTTTCTACTTGTCTTTCTTCAATAGACATTTTTTCTAAATACGTTGTTATATCTTCTTTTTCCTTTTCTTTAGAATATAAAACCTTTTCCATTATAGTTTTTTTATTCATATTAATGTCGTTATACGATGATTGTAATATAGCGCTAATTGTTATAATAAGGTCACATATAGACGTTCTAAGAGTTTCTGGTCTTGATGATAACATATCAATTTGTTCATCATCATCGTCATCCACATTTTCCTCATCTACTAATCCTTGAATATTCATATCATCTGTTTCTGTCAAACTTACAACATTTAATTCATTCACATTTAATGGTATTAATTTTTTAAATACTGATAGTAAATAGTATTTGTGCAAATATTGTACTAAATCAAAATTAAAAATACTAAGTTTTGATTCATCCAAACTTTCTGAAAAATCAAATGGTGTATTATCCAGTAATAAAATAATAGGTTCTATCATATTTTCAAACTCTTTTAAATGCTCAATTAACTCGTCATTGTCATAAAATTGAGCAAGACCAGAGTAACTTTTTTCAATAAATGTTTGAATGTCTGTAATATGTTTTAAGGTTAGTCCCCAATATTTTGGGACATAGCAGTTAGTATAGTCCTTTTTATTTGCTATAATGTTTATAATATCTTTTAAAAAGTGTTTAATAATATTTTTTATAAATGAAACATATTTTAATACAGTATAGTCTTCACCTTTAACATAGTTAGAGTCATCTAATTGTATAAAATGTTCAAAATTTGTAGAAAATTCATCTGTTTTTCCCATAGACTCAAACAATTTTCTAACAGTACCTATATCTTTTTTACTCTTACCGTTTAATTCCAAGAATAAATATAATTCATTTTCTATTTCATTATTTTTGATACTAAGATAATTATATATACCATCAACTATAGATTTATTTTGTTTATAACTACCATAAACTGTGTATATACCTAAAAGTTTACTAATTAATTCATTATCAACATATGGACTATTTTCAAAATAGTCTAATAAATCTTCAAATTTTTCTTTATAACTTGGTATCTCTACATTAATATCTACTGAAACTATATTTCGTTTGTTTATAACTAATAACAGATTATATAAATCTGATTCTGTATAGTTTAGTCCATCACTTTTCATTATATTTATTTTTTGTTCAATTGTATCATATTTATTAAATTCTGCATTATTTTTTTTACATATTGCCAATAGATCATTACTCAATTGCGTGTCAGTGTTAAACTTACAGTAATGTATAAATGCATAATATATAGATGTTTCTGAAAATGTGTCAAGTAATTCTGGATAAATAATTTTAGTGTTTTCATTATTAACTAATACATACGGTTTATTATATAACATATATTTTTTATACATTCCTGTATATTTAGTGCTTTGTTCTATGTGTTCCACGATTGATGCTTCTTTTGATGCAAAGTACATAAGCGCATTATATTTTTTACTATGACAACACGCGTTTTCAAGATAGTTTATATCGCTGTTTGTTCTCAATAACAAATCTTCTTTATTTATTATGAGTTGAATCGTTTTTTGTATTGATAGAGATAAGTAATAGTTTTTATAGAATATAAAATTTATTTTATCTGTGTCGGTTAGATTATATTTTTCAATTTCGCCATAGTAAGATGCGTTTATTTTTTTAACAGGTGCCACATTAATAGGTATTAATGGTGGTAAAAATTGTATCCAATTTTCAAGATTATATATATCTTCTTTTAGGGTATCTAGTTTAACTGTTTTATTGTATAGTTGTTTTTCTTGAATAATATGTTTAATGTCCGGTTTTTTAATAATTTTTTTACAAATAGTTACAATTTTTTTTGTTAATGCTTTCTCTCCTGTTTTGAGAATGGTATTCCAAGGTTTTGTATTTGATTTAATTTTATTTGCAACACAAGCAATGTATGTTACACCCGTTAATTCGGTTTCAGTATTAGCCAATGGAAAGCCACTAAACGAACGAACGCAACCAGGGAATGTTTTTTTTACTTTAATTGATGGTATCTGTGTTTGTATTGTGATTATTAGCATACCCAATGTAATTAGCAAGAGCATATTTTGATAAGTAAAATCATACGGTGGTAATTTTTTTCCATCTTTTTTGGATTTTTCAATTCGTTTTTTATATTGTTCATGAGACGGAACATAATCGTCAACGCCAATAAGGGTATGTTTAATTATAAAATCGTGTGACGCAGATATGTTAATGCCTAAAAATTCAGACATAGATAACACAATATTATGTATAATTTGTGCGGTTGGATTATCGTATTGTGTTTGTTCAACTTCAATATTTAAAGTACTTTCTTTCTCCATAATTTCACGTGAAACATTTTTATAACCACTTGAGTCAAATCCTTCGTCGGCGTGTAATTCTGTCATTTTAATAGTAAATCCGCTGTGTTTATCTACCCATTTATCACCATCATCGCTTAATTCACCCTGTTCTTTACATATTTGGTCAATAACTTGATTATATTTTCCGTCTGTGAATGCTTCTGCTAATTTAACAAGAAATGATGGTAAAATCGGAATATGTGTATCTTTACATAAATACATATATGGGTTTGATTGATTATAAACTGTATATGTTTTATAGAATTTATAAATATTATGTAATCTAAGAGAGAAATCACTCTGAGCAAGAATTGCATACAATATTTTTGAATATGGTGATTCCAATGCGACGTCTTCAATAAGTGTGTCTGAAATGTTTTTTTTTATATTATTTGATAGTTGACTCTGTTGAATGTTATGAAGAAGTGATAAATTATCTAAGTCTTTTTGGAATTTTATCTTAATCTGATTTTCTATATCGGATGTATCAATGTCTATTTCTTCTTTAACACCCTCAACAATAATACGTAAAAGTTCTTCATCCTGCTCTTTTTGTGATACAGCATCTATGCATTGTTTTTTAATATATATACAACTATCTTGCATGTTACAAACGTCAGCATTGGTATCCGATGTAATTTTTGATGTTAGATCCTCGTCATACGTCCAAATATTGTTTTCTCTCCGATAGTAAGTTGTTTTATCTGGTAAACTAAGAACAGCAATATCACCGTCGCGCACAATTCGTTTACCAAGAACCATTGCTTCCGCGTCACGTTTAGCATTATTATCATTCAACCCAACATTGTTTTTTAATTTGTCAGCAAGAAAAATAATGTATTCAACTGTATTCATATCTCCTTTTGGAAATTCTTTAACTATTTCATATCTTGTGTTATCGTACTCTTTATGAAATAAAATTTCTTTATTATTGTCTGTGTATAATTGCTCGTCCGTGTTGTATTTATTTGAAATAATATATTTATCACACAACTGTTGTTCTTTACTTTCTTCTGCACCCATTTTTTGTTGACTTTCTTCCATTTTTTCTGTAATACGTTGATCAATGTTGACGTTGGTATATAAATTTCTAGCATTATTCGTTATTATAGATGTTAAACAATTCATTCCATCAATTAATGATTTACTTAAAATAGTTGTAATTGAATCTGTTTCCATTATGTTATAAAATTTCATAATTTCTGGATAGTCATCTAGATTAAATGGTAAACGATATCTCTCAAATATATAATTTTTTAACCCAGAATATTTATTAAACTGTAATTTATTTTGCGAAAATTTTTTTTTGTAATTAAGTATTTCTTGAATAACATAATTATACATTTCTTGATACTGTTTGAATGTAAAATCTTTATGATAAATAAGGAACGGTTCAAGTTGTTTTACCAATGATTTAAATGAATATACATTCTTTAATTTATCTTTAATTAACATGAACGAATCTTTAATCCTAGGAATAATATGTTTTAAAAATCGTTCATATATATCCTCTTGACCATATAAATTAGTATCCAACATTATAAGTTTTTGATTTATGCCAAAATCATTATATGCAAGCGGTGTACTTAGTGTATCTATAGTTGCAGTATAATCATCAACATCGGTGTCTCTATTGACTATAAAATTTGATTTATTACTGTGAACATTAACTCTTTCTAATAATGAAGTCATAGGTAAATATAAATTACTGTATTGATATTGATCAAATGGTTTGATTAAAAACCCGATTATATCCAATGTATTTGATGGTGTCATTTGATCAACTTTTGTTATAATATTACTCCCCTGTTTATCAATTATAACTAACTTTTGCAAACCTTTAACATAGTTAACATTATTCATAAATGTTTGATTAACAATGCCTGTATCATCTGAATCGTCTGTGGTATTAACTACTGACGACTCCAATGAATCATAATTGTTTATAACTGTATTTATAATACCATTTACATCTATTGATGATATTGCAGACGGTATATCATGTTGTAAGAATGGTGTATAATAGTCATCAATATTATTATATAACGATGTATAAACGTTGTTAATTTTATCTACGCCAACAGTATTTTCAGTTTGATTTATCTCATCAAGAATAGATTTTTTTAAAACATAGTTTTTAATATCTTCCACATCATCTTCGTTTACATCGTATATTTTTTTTACATTTTTTACAACAGGTGATATCCATTTAATATCAAACATGAACGAATTTAAGTATTTTAAAAGAGGTTTATTATCAATACCTTTGTACTTAACGAGCGTTGGATTGTTTTGGTTGTCAAACATAGAAAATTCTTTACGAAGTTGAACGTATCTATCAATCATTTTGTGAATTTCATTAATTCTTTTATATGTTCTTTCACTTGTTGGAATGCCAGAAAGAAAGTCATCCATCATATCATTTGTTTGTGTTTCAATTCCATAACGCATTTCGTCCTCGGCAACATCTACTAATTGTGTTATAGAATCTAATTCTTCACCGAATGTAATCGCGTCGGCATCAAAAATAACTTCTTTAATTTTTTCCTTTACAAATAAATCAGTCGGTTGCTGTTGGATATCACTCTCAATAATATCATCATCTTCTAATGTCTCATTAACCGGTGTTTCTTCTACAGGTGTTTCTTCTACCGGTGTTTCTTCTAAACCCAATGTTATTTTTGTCTCAATTGGTTCTTCCTCTTTTTTATCTAAAGGTTTTGTAATTTCAGAATAATCGTCTGGAGCATCTCGTACAGTAATTATAACGTTTTGTAAAGGTCCTTTGTATTCAAAATCAAAATACAGCGTGTTTTTATCAGGCCACGTAACAACCTCAATCATATCCTCGTCCGTATTAACAATCTTTGCCGTCAGTATTATTGGAACATCTTCAGTAAACTGTATATTTACCCACATACCTGGTTTTAATCCTTTTTGAAGAACATATCCTTTATCTTCACTTCTATTTAGTAATTCAATTGACTCTATTGATTTATTTGTTAATACTCCACCATTAATAACTAAATTCAATTCTACACTTTCGTTTACTAATCTTAAATTACCTTCATTTATATATTCTATTAAAAGCACTTGATCGTTTAATGTTCTGTCTGTTGGAGAATTTATTTTAATGATATCTCCTAATTCTAAATGTGTTGACATTAATATAATTGTATATTATAATTTATAGAATATTTAAATGTATAAATAAATCATATGTATGCATTTAAATAATATATTAAACATCAATAAAGATCGTATTTTATGTAAGACATTTAACAAATATAAATTATATAATTACAATAAATATTTAGTTAATAATGAAAATATAGATAACCTTGGTATATTCAGAAGTATTGTATTTAAGAATCAAGAATGTGTGTGCATATCTCCCAGAAAATCATATGAATTGAATTATTTTATAAAACATAATCCTACTTATTATATTGAAGAATTTATTGAAGGCATTATGATAAATTGTTTTTGGGATGATGAAAAATGGCATATTGCTAGTTATGATTTAGTAGATAATACTGACACTAGAGAATTATTTAATAAACATTTTAATGAAAATAACTGGAATAATTTAAATAAACAATATAATTATTCGTTCGTTTTTCAACATCCGTCGTTTCCTATAATAAATAACAAGGAGGCAAAAATTTATATTATTGATATATTTGATCCAAAAAAACTTTGTTCTGTAAATTCAAACAGTTCATCAATCGCATTAGAAAATATATTAATTCCTAAACAAATATCATTAACATTAGATGAAGCCATACAAAAATATTGCTTTATAGATAGTGATTATACTTTTAAAGGATTGGTTTTAGTTAATGATAATAAACGAACTAAAATTAGAAATTCTGCATTTGAATATTATAAATATATTCATAGTAACAATACAATATCTTTAATTTTTGAATTTTGTTATATGTATAAAAATAAAACGATTACCCATTACATATTAAAACATGGAAAAGAAACGTATTCAATGATTAAAAAAATGTATTATAATACTACATATAATATATATATTAGTTACAGAAACATATATATAAGAAAAACAGATAGTATAAATAATTATAGCGAAAATAAAAAAAATATATTGTTAGCATTGCATAAAAAATATATGAACGAATTAATGCCACGCAGAAAATATATAACAAAAAAATATGTAATAGCGCACACGAACAGTCTTTCATCATACGAAATGTTTATTTTTATCAGCGATATTAGAATATTTTACAAGTTTCTAAATAAACTTAGAATCTAGATCTTGTAAATATTTAATAATTAATTCAGATGAGCGTTTAATCAAAGATCTTGCTGTTTCTTCATTTGAATCATCGCTATTAAATGCTAAACGTATTATAGAATAAGAATCGTGTGGATGGAACTTTTTAAAACCTACAAATGATAAGATTTTTTCCTTTTCATAAAAGTTTTGATAAAGAATGTATTGTAAAATATATCCGGCGGTATAGTCATCTTCTATTTGTATATCATAACCATTTTTAATAATATTTTCCGGACGTGTAATGATATAGTCGTTTCGTTCCATATACTTTCTAAACATACTAATTAGTAAATCTATTGCTTTTCTAATTATTTCTAAATTACTAAATACTCCAACTGTTTCAAGTTTGAAATTATAAATATTCGGTTTGACAATTTTAGTACCATCACCAAGCATCCAGTTTTTCTTTTTAAGCGCTTCTGTTTCGGGTGTATCATCTTTTTCTACGATAGTATTTTTTATACTATCCCAGACAGCATTCTGGTTAACTATATCTTTTTCGTAAACAAACGTACAAGTATGCGCCACATTATAACATCCTAACACAGACGCAGTTGAAATAGACATTTTTGCTTTACATTTAAAATGTTCTCCAGGAATTTCATCGTTAATGCGTGGTCTGAGGCGACAAATAATTATGTAATCACCTGTCATTTTATTCGGAGGGAACATTTTATTAGCAACATCATCCGAAATATATGTATTTGCATTTAAGTCAAACAATTTAATGTCATTGGTCGTAACATTAATTAGATTCTCTGTATCATTCTGTTTATCAATATGAATTTCAAATGTGTCAACTGGCGTTGAAAGATCAGATATATGAATCGGAATACAACTAACGCGCTGTTTTATAATTTCATTATTAAATCTTGATGTATTAATTTCAATCTTCAACTTATTTTTTTCTTCTGGCGTTGTTTCAAATACAAATGTTGGTATACTGGAAATAATGATACGTCTAATTGCATTAACTATACAAATTGGTGAATTAATGGTGAATGTAAATATTGGTCCGTTGTTTATGATGTTTGTGATAGTCATTTATATATTTATTAAATAATAATTATTTAATCAATTTTAAATTAAATACATAATAATAATAAAATTATGAAGTATATATTGTACTATAGTAATTTTTGTGAACACTGTAAACAACTATTAATAATATTAGCAAAACAAAAGGTGGCGGTAGATGAAATTAGTTATATATGTATAGATAAAAGACAACAGATGGATGATGGTAATGTTTATGCTGCGTTAGATAACGGTAGATTAATACCAATTCCGAAAAACATAAATTCTGTCCCATCTTTAGTATTGTTAAATCATGGAAACAGTGTTATTATAGGTGATAGCATTCTTACACATTTTAAGACACCAAATAAACAAGCAATGTTAGAAGACCCATCAGCGTTCTCATTTACTGAAATGTCTGGTGCGTCAGATAAATATTCATATTTAGATATGTCAACCGATGAATTATCTGCAAAAGGATCAGGTGGACTAAGAATGATGCACGATTATGTATCACTTGATCATAATCAGCGAATTGAAACTCCACCAGAAGATGAAGCCGTAAAAACGGATGTTTCAATGGAAAAATTAATGAAGCAAAGAGAAGGAGAAATTAATTTAAATAGATAATATTTAAAAAATATAATGGATAACCCAAAAATAATATATGCTAAAGCATTCAACAATCATCTTTTAGAATTTTTTGATGATTTAATTTTAATATTCCCAAATGAAAAAGATATATCTATTGGTAAAAAATCGTGTCAAACAATTATAAATATGAACATTACTAGTATTTTAAAAATTTGGTATAGATATTCATATCAATATCATGAACAAATAGAAAATGGTGATATATCTTTTTTTATGGAAAAGGATTATAGTTCAGATATAGAAAATGCCTATACGAAGTCTGAGGCGGAAGATGTTATAAAACGTTTACGTGATCCAATCAGATTATTAGATAATGCAAACAAAGAAAAAGCTATGAAATATATACAAAATTTAACTAAAATCTCTAAAGTATTTATAGAGTAACTTATTTACATTTATTTGTATTATTTAATTCCTTTTTGTATTTATACTTTTGTTTTGCATCATACATTGTTGTTGGATTAAAACTATTAATATCCATTTTAGTAAATTTTCTATTAATAAAAGCGCCCCTCCCATCATTGGTTATAGTTTTATCAGAATAAGTAAATTTTTTTTTGTTATTAATGCAAGACATTGTGTTACTAAGACGTCTATCGTTGCTTCTCCATGAACCTAAACTAGCTTGAAACATACCATTGGTCTTATTTCCATTAAAGTTATTACATCCATTACATCCCATTATATATAATTGTAAGAAAATATATTTGTTAATTTAGTTTTTCTTTTTCTTTTTCTTTTTCTTTTTCTTTTTATTTTTTTCATTTTCAAACTTTAATCTTTCGTTTTTAGAATGACGTACTACTACACTTGATAAACGACTTGTTCTTCCACCAGAACTTTGAACTTGACCAAACCCTGCTGCACTACCACCCATGCCAGAACCCTTAAATGTTGAGTTTGCCGTAGAATTACCATTGACACATGCCTTTATGCTAGACAATCTGGAACCAGTACTTTTATCTGCAAATTTATTTGTTTTGTATAGATCCCACGGTGGTAAATTGCAATCTCTTACTTGTGTGTATTGTGGTATAGAATTGCTCATTATATATATTAACTAGATAATATTATTATTTAGAACATTGTAATATGTATAAATATTGGTTTTCATATTGAACTGGCATCATATCTATTTTTCCATTTAATAAAAATCCTTCTTTTAGAGCATTTTGTATAATATTATTTTGCTTTTCCATAAATAACGTATGAATGTTTTTTCTTACTTTGTTATTTTTGTCTATCATTTTTTCTTCAAATAATCCAATATTTTTTTTATTAAGTGTTTTAAATTGTGCTTTATACTGAAACCCTTCAAATATAACAGCTGATTTAGTAATACGTTTTTTTGCTACACTTTGAGGACTAACAATAACTAATGGATTTGACAATGAAACCATTGGATCAAATGTATCACGGTTTACTAAATGTAATATTAAATATCCACCTGGTTTTAATAAATTATAACATTTTTTAAAGAATGCTGTTTTATCCTTTATGTAATATATTGTAAAATACATACATAATATGTGTGAGTATAATTCTTTATTATCTTTAAATGTCGTCATTATATCGCCTGTTTTAAAATAACATTTAGGATATTTCTTTTTTGAACTTAACACCATTGCTTCGGATTTATCAATTCCAACAGCATTCATATTATTTGCACATAACGAACCTACATGATGACCGTTTCCTGACCCAATATCTAATATTGTTGATTTTTTTTTTATTTTGGTAACACGCGTGATCTCTTCTATTTCGTAATCAATCTTATTTTTATCATACATTAATTTATCGTAAACGTCACAGTAAAATGTATCAAAAATATTATCATTTGTTTTTAACGTAAATTTTTTTTTCTGATCCAAACCTTCAATATATTTCTTTTCTTTGGCGATCCTAAACATATAAAATGCTAAATATGCTAATATTAATATTAATAGTATTCTTACTAAAACAATAGGTTGATTTTCATTTTTTTTCATATATATTTATTATAATAAAATATGAATGATATTAATGACGTTAGAACTATTGATGAATTTAAAAATATGACATTTTCTGGTTATAAATTGTCTGAAGTAAAAAAAGAATTAATTAATTGTATTTCCAATAACAGAATAGAAAATTTGTGTTATTGGGTGTGTGAATTAATATGCTCAGCGCATTTTTTACTTCTATGGGATATTATTATTTTATATATGTCTAAATATATTCATAGTGGTAACGTTAAGTTATGTCTATATTTGGATTTACGATATTCAAAATTTAAAGATATTATAAATAAAGGTTACATTGACAATGAATTAAAAATGCGAAATAGTGAATTGATAAGAAGAATATTTATCGAAGTTATATGTGTTGTCGCATTTTCTAATAAAAAATATGAAATAAAGCGAGTAAAGGTTGAAAAAACAGATTATAAGATTGAAAATTTAAAGGGGAAATTAAAGGCAGACAGTTTAAAATATGTTGATGCTATTTTTAAAGACGGTGACCCCAAAGATTTATTTATGGCGCTTAATGAATTCATGTATCATCTTACAGAGACGAAGGACATTATATGGGTATGTTATTGGATAGAGTGGATGTTACAATATGAGTTACGGTGCAAAAAAAACAAAGAATCGTGTGAGACAATACCTAGAGATTATGATGTGGAAGATAAGTATAACAAAGATATTATATGGTTAATATGGGATGGTTTTAAACATACTATGAATAATATGAATTTTCATAACAATAAAGAACTTATAAATAAATTGTTTAATGCATTATTATCATTGTTTACTATACGATATTCAACTTCGGTTAAGCGTAAGCGAATATATATTCTGTATATGGTTGGATCAATATTGATAGAAAAAATGGACTATTCTATTAAAATTATAAATAATAAGAGTAAAATTGATACAATTGTAAATAATAATGGCAAACTGTTTAAACAAATAAAGAAAAACGAAATAGTTAAAAAGGGTAAAGGATCGTTGTCAAATACGGGTGATTGGAATGAGGGAAATTTAGAGAAAACACTAAAATTATTGGAGTTGATGGATTCTGTTTAATCAAACAGACGGTAACATATTACGTGTGTTGTTTATTTTATCAACAACATAATCCATTGGATATTTTACTTTATTGTAAACATTATCTATAAAGTCAATGTGTTCACTCATTTTTTCACAATTACCTTTGACATCTGTGTGTAATAAAATTAATATTTTATCTATATCTTCTTGTAATTTATCTACCTTTTTGGATAAGGATAAGAGAGAAACTTCATCGTTTTCATCTTCGTCTAAATAAATAGATTCGTTCATATTGTCCTTAACATCACTGTCAACAGGTACATTCATTATAAATATGCAACAAATTATTTTGCAAGAAATAACTAATTCGGACCGGTAGACGGCAAGCCTGCTTGGTTGTCTGGACCGCCGTACAAAGGGTTTGGGAAGCGTTCAACGTTGCGGTTCCCGCCTGTAATATGCGGCGGCGGCGGCAGCGCGGG